TTTCCTACTTTGATATGTTCTGTTTTCTTCACAATAAGGACAAGACCCGTGATTTCTACAAGTACCATCTACTCTTTTAGCACCTCTATATTGTTTTCTATGCTCTTTCCCACTTTCTATTGATTTATTTAATGACATTCTTCATCTATCCTTTTAAGTTGCCTATCAATCTTCTCTAACATTATCTTTTCTATCTCACTATCTTCTATACCATAGTAGTATTGAAATTGTTTTAACATAACCATAATATCGGCAATCTCTTCTATAATGTGTGCCTTTTCGAACTCTATCAATTCATAAGGCTTATGGTCTCTTGCTATTGCTGGATATTCTCTTTGTATAATTGCCTCATCAAGTTCAAAGTATTCACTATGAATGTATTTTAGTTGTTTAGCCAATCCATAATGGTTAATGATTTCTAATAATTCTTTTTTCATATTTTAAGGTACTTACTTCATACTTTTTTAATTTGTTTAGTATAAAGTAAAACCAATATCTCACTCCTTTTCTTTTGCATGGTATTATTTCTGTATATTCTTTCGTTCTTATTATTAAAAAAATCCTTATTATTCTCCTTTATATACTAAATATTATTCCTAACATGAGAAGTAATAATCCTAAGACGACAATTATGTAATACAATTTGCTCATAATAAATCCTCCCCATAAAAGCTATTCTGTATTCCGTATGATCCTTGCCTATACACTACTCTGCAAAAATCGTGAATCTTCATTAGCATTTTAAACTTTTGATAGCAGTAATTTGTGAAATCGCTTTTCGTTACTTCTAACTCTTTGGAGTATTTAACACTGTTAAGCATTATTTCGTTCCATCTATCTGCTGTTGTTAGTGCTACTTGACTCAATGTATATGCTGTTGTGTAATCGCTGCTATCGAGGCTCTTAAAGTCCTCTATTAAACCGTTATAAAATTCAATATCTTCGTTTAGTATTTCATTCATTTCAACACCTTTATACTTCTACTTATTTTTTCATCAGTACTTATATATCCTTTTTGCTTTAAAATTCTTAAACCAAACAATACCGTTGCTGTACTTCTTTTTCCTGTTATTTCGCATAGATCTCTAACACTAGGACTATATCCGTGAAAAAGGATATAGTCTTTTATTGCGTTATACATTTCTTCTTGTTTTTCTGTTAATTCTTCCATGTATCCTCCTAAAATGGTAAGTCATCATCTGTAATTTGTATCTGTTCACCAATTTGTGATTCCGTTTCTATTGTCTTTCCAAATTCTTCAAATGGGTTTCTCTTTGGTTCTTCCTCTGTTTTGTTTGCTGCCAATTCAAACTCGGTACATCTTATAATATATCTTGTTTCTTTATTACCATCTTGTGTGTCTAGTTTGTAGAATGTTAGCCATGCGTTCTTTATTTTTATCGGTGTCTTGTTTTCTAGCTTAACGTCTTTGTTGAATTGAATTGGAATGTATGCACTTTCAAAAGTATCGTCTTGATTCTTCTTTCGTAGCATTACACTGTACTTTCCATATTCGTTTTTGTACACTACAACTTCTTTATCATTTGTTATGTTCACTTTCAAATTCCTCCTTTAAATCAAATATCTTTCCTTCTTTTTCGTGAGGTAGCCATACCATAAAGTAGTTATCTACTCTCTTCCCTGTTAGATGTTCGATAGCTTTGTCATACATACTAACTTGCTTATAGCATTTTTCTCTGTTTTTCTTTGAATTTGTGTTATACGTTTTATAGTCAAAAATAGCCCTCGTAGAGAACAATTCTTGGTTCTCCTTATAAAGTCTCAAGAATTCATAAAACTCTCTTGTAAAGCCCATTTCTGCATTGTTCAGATAGTTTTCTATCTCTTTGTGCACTATTGTTCCTTTATCTTGTGCATATTTTAGTATATCTTTGTCTATTCCAACATACTCGCCCTCATCAAGTAAGGTCGTTACACTTGGAATCACATTGCCTTTTAGTGTGTAAGTGTGGAATTCGTCAATGTAATCAACCTCACTCTTGAAGTCTTCTACTCCAGTTATTAAGTCAACTGTACCTGCATAATCTTTTGTATTAACTATTTTTTCCGTTAGCATTCTCTTCTGCCTTACTTTCTTTTCTCTCGATTAAATCTCTTGCGTCATCGTATAACATATCTTCGATTTTATCTACTTTGTAGTATGTTAGCATTGCTTTAAAGTTTTGCTTTGGTACAAGTTTCATAATCTTTTCTATTTGCTCAGGTTCAATCTTTCTTGTTGCTTCTTCTTCTGGTAGATCTTCACCAGCATAGATGTATAAACCTAAGCCAAACATTGCTAGATTCTTTGTAAGACATCTCATTATTGTTTTATTTATATCAAACATTGTAGCTGCTGCTACTTTTTTTTCTGTTATTTCTCCTGTCTTGTAGTTTTTTACTTCGTAAGTATATTCGTGGTCTAACATAGTCTTATTTGCACTATCCATTACTGGTAGCCACATTTCTCTTGTTATTCCACTTATTGTTACTCTTGTGAATACCATATATCCTGTCTTTTCATCAAAAATGTATGGTAAATTGTTCTCAAATCTTAAAATTTCATAAGTCATGCTAGGCTGTTTCTTAAGCACTTCTGCTATAGCCCAAGCCCAACTTAAATATGACAAACCGTTTTTCTTTTCTACATTTTCATTTACGTTTAAATTATATAACTCCTCAAAATAATTATTCTCCATCGTTTTTCTCCTTTTTTTCTTTTGCTTGTAAATCCCATAACTTGTAATTATAAGAATCTCTGCAATATTTTTTTGCGAATTCTTCTATAGAACCCCTCATTTCTAATTTATCTTTGTGATAGTTTAATTCTGCCTCATCAATGTAATATTCCAAATCATTCATAAAGCATTCGTACAAGCTCTGTTTTTCTATCAATTCTTTAAAGTATTCGTAATCTATTGTTATACATTTATCCATTTTTCTTCTCCAATCTATACCTTTTATATTTAACTCTTTGACCTACTCTATTTGTACCATTTATCCACTCGTCTGTTATATTATATTTTTCATTTCTTAATTCCATAATGTAATGCTGTGGATCTGTAATACCTAACTCGTTAAAACTTTCAAATGTGGTTATTGTTCCATGCTCTTCAAGATATTTTAAAATTCTATCTTTATTCGACATTTTCTTCCTCCAATTCTTTTTTCTTTTCTACACATTCTTGTTTTGTTCCTTTAAAAATTCTTCCAGAGTTATAACCATGCTTTGTGTGGCTTTCCATTAAAATAATGTGTGTGCCTTCATCATCTGGTTCATTACTTTGTACAATTTTGTACTTTATTGTTCTTTTCAATCTAAACACCTTACTTCCCATTCTATTTCTTCTATAACCTCTTCCAATAATTTTCTATCAACTTGTTCTATTGGTTGATTCATTATCGTTGATAAAATGTCTTTTATTCTTCCTTTGAATTTTTCTAAGTTTTCTAACCTTTCATTGCTGTCTATTCTCATCTGTTCTAGTTCTTCTTCTGACACATTATCGCCTCCATCATTTTTATTTTCTTTAAGTCATTCACATTTCTATAAGGAACTCCTTTGTATATTGGCAAATCTTTTTCATAGCAAGCCGTCAACATTTCACTTGGCTCAATTTCTTCTATGATTACATTGTCATTCTTAACGGTAAACTTTAATGTTATAGCTCCATATACCTTTTTAAATAAATCTTCTGTTTCTAGTTCGTGTGTATAAAGCCCATCTTTTTTTCCATCTTCTTTTAATTTCGGAATTGTCTTGAAAATTAACTCTTTATAACTCTTTCTAAAATATCTTGCTAAAGCTCTTTCTCTTTTTCTGTACAAATTCCCATCAATAAATGTTACATAGCCCATCTACTAACTCCTCCAATTCTCTTTGCTCTTCTTCAGATGTTTCAACAACTTTGTTATTTTTTTCAAACCAATCTGGTGTTTTTTCTTCTTTCGGTTTTCTGCTATTTTCCCATGTTATTATTTTCTGCTTCCAGTTCTTAACTTTATTACCTTTACTATCCACCCATCCACCTGTTTCAAAATATTCGTAAAATGTTTTTGGATCTACCGTACTGTTTCGTTGTTTGCAATACTCTTCTACTTCTTCTAAAGTTGGTTTTTGGAATCTTTCTTTATATATTTCTTTATTATTGTGTATATTATTGTAGTTATTATTGGTATTGTCGGTCCGTTCTGACACTATCGTTAGACCATTTTGACCTTCTCGATAGTCCATTTTGACACTATCGATAGTTTCAACGATTTCGTTCATTTTTTCATAGTCAATTGAATACCATAATGTCTTATCAAAACTATTTTTATTAAAATTTTCGACAAGTATTATTTTTTTATCAATTAGATTTTTTATTGCCCTTTTAATTGTGGTTTCACTCATAAATGGAAGCTGCTCATGCCAACTTTTGTATGAGTTGTATATCCAATTTCTACCAATGTGTTCTTTTGGAGTACATTGAAGCCATCCGTGTATTTTCTGAAGTAATATTGCTTCATTTAACCCAATACCAACAGCAAGTGATGGTAAGAAAAATACAGGATCTTCATTTATTAGATATTTACTACTATCCATATTGTTTCTCCCTTCAAAGCCATGCTATAATTAAGTAAATCAATCATTTTTTTTAAATAATTCATAGTAGTCTTTACCGTAGAATTCACACAACTTATCTATTTCACTTATAGACCACTCGATTTCACCAGATAGTCTTCTGCTTATAGAACTGTGTGGGATTCCAAGAAGTTTAGCTAAAGATTCTTGCGTGTCTCCACGTTTTGCCATTTCTCCAACTAATTCAGGATATTTTATTTTCTTCATATTTACTCCTTTCTTGGTAAACAAAAAACACCCAAGAACTACGTCTTGAGTGTTATAACTTCTTGAATTTGATATTATGTTAACTTCCCCAAGACATAAAAATTATAGTGGTTTTTGTTACCTCTTACACTTACCACTATACTACTATCTTTTTGCCAAGTCAACACTAATTTTGCATTTTTATTATTTTTTTATCGCACCAAGAAATTTAATTCATTATATGCCTATCAATGTTCTTAATAAGCTCACTATTATTATTGCTAAAAAGTAATATATAAATGTTTTTAATTCTTTTTTTACTAGCTCTACTGTCTGTTTTCTTTTAATAAAATTCTGCTTGTTTTTTAGCAATAACGCATTGTATTCATGCTCTGGATAATATTTGCTTTCGTATTCAAATTCAATATTTAATACTTTCCATCCCATAGATGTCGTTTCTCCAATTTTATATGGTAACATTGTGCCTCTATATTTTTGTATTACACACCCATCTCTTTTTTGATATGTTACCTGCAACACTTCTACTCCACCCCCTTTTTGATAGGGGAGTATTCTATCATATTTTTTTAAATAAGTCGATAATTTTTTTAAAAGGAGATGTTTATAAGGGCTAAAGAAAGCATAGTAAGTAATAAAAAAGAATGTTTTAGGTGTCATACTAAATTAGGACTTCATTTGCATCATGTGTTCTTTGGAACAGCTAATAGAAAGAAATCTGATAAGGATGGTTGCTGGATCTATTTATGCGGTATTCATCACAATTTAAGTAAGGCTGGTATTCATTTTGATAAAGAGTTTGATTTAGAAGTAAAAAGACTAACAGAACAGAAATGGTTAGAATATTATGATGAGGATATAGATTCTTTTATTAAAAGATATGGAAAAAATTATCTAAATTAAAAAGAGGACAAACCTCTTTATTTTACTATCCATGCATCTTCAGCAACACGTTTTCTACAATCAAAGCTATCATAAATAACTCCATAAATAGAGCAAGTTATATGTCCATCCATCGTGATTAATAATACTTTATCAGGGTATTCTCCTGCTACTTCTCCAACAGTATAAGGTAAATAAGGTACTCTCTTATACTTGGAATCTAAGTAATCTCTTATAAATCTTCTATCATCCATCATAGTGCCATATAATTGTGCTCTATCACTCAATCTATTATAAGCCATATCCCATGTTTCATTCTCTGCTAAACTTATTGCTCTAATTGTACAATCATTAGTGAACTTGCCTAAACTATTAGCATTATAATATTTATACATTACATCTCACTTATTTTCATAAAATGTCTTCTAACTATTTCTTGCTCTTCTGGAGATGTTGCTTCTTCTTTTATAGTTTTAGCAAACTTTACTAATGCATGAAGCATATATTCTAATTCTTTTAAGCCGTCTTCTTTAGCACCGTAATTTCCCCTATTATATTCGCCTCTATAATCTTCATAAGCCTCATAGCTTCCTCTCATTCCATCCATATATTTTGAAGCTCTATAACGTGAATCTACTCCTCTACGACCATATTCTTCTCCGTATCTATTATATTCTCCGTAATTCATATTCTCTACCTCCTTTAAATCTTTATATACATCGACAACTTTAAACAAATAATCAATATCTACTGAATCAAGTTCTACTTTTCCACATTTTTCAATGAATTTTTCTGCTCTTTCAATCATTTCTTTCATTGGAAACACTCCTTTCTAGAAGCTCTATTATTCTTTCATTTTGCTTTATAATCTTCTTCAAATACACTTCATCTTGTGTTTGTAATTCTTGCATTAAATCGACATTATTATAATCTTGAAATAATATTTGTAGACTTAATGCTTGCATTAACAAACTTATGTTATCTACACTACGCATATCTCTTTATAAAAATATTTGCGTTCTTTATGATAGGTATTTGAGTAGCTGTTGTTGTTCCATCATAAGTTATGCTTGGTATACTTCTAACTGTTATTGATACATTACCTCTACCACATACTCTTATATATTTACTAGCAGACACATTGGTATAAATTCCTACTGTTACTGGAGTGTCCATTTCAGACCCAGCTAATTGAGTACCATCAGCAAAAATAGCAAGACCCACGTTACCAGCAGTAGCACTTGTGACATTCGCATTAAATCCAATCTCATAAATACCTCCTTCTACTATGTTAAAAGTAGCACTACCCTCATTATGATTTAACCATCCATTAAAGCAATTTGCACTTGCTGTTCTTAGATCTGTGTCAGCAAATGTAATTGGAGAAGTATTTGATGTTAATATTAATTCTTGTTCTTGTACACTTTCTATCCTTTTATCTCTCTCCTTTCTTAATAAAAAAAGGTATAGACCTGCTATACCTTAACAAATTAGCAAGTTCTCTTTTAGAGTTTGTCATTTGACTATATGCTATACAATTGTGTTGCCATAGAATCCATTTCCATAACTATATAATCCTACATAAGGACTAGATACTGGATATGCTGGAATTGGATATGGTCTTACTTGATTTACTATTGATGTTCCTATTCCATTAGCAGTAATAGTGTTCTTTAAATCGTTTACTTGAGAACGTAAATCATCAATAGTGTTTTGCTTCATAGCATCAAGAATCTTTTGGGTATTTTCAATTCCTTGAGCTCTTAATGTGCAGCAACATTCATCCATTTTAGCTTGTTGTTGTAATGCTGTTGTTAAAATATTTGTATTCAATTCGTTTGTTTGAGTTAAAATATCTCTTTGAATTGAATTAGAACTTCCTAGAATTGAGTTTTGTACTCCCATGTTTCCTGTTAAAATATCACTTCTAACATTACATAGGTTTGTAGCAGTATCACTAAATCCGTTAGCTAATGCTGTTAAAATAGATTGAGTTCCACTTGTTACGTCTCTTTGAGTAAACTCGCTAGATACATAATCAGTAGTTGCTACATTATTCCATCCGCCACTACCAAAACCGTTGCCCCATCCGTTTCCTCCGAATAGTAAAGCTAATAGAACTAAAGCCCATATTCCATCGCCTCCAAAGAATCCGTTTCCACCACCGATAGGCATTGTTGGTACGATTCCACTTCCGTTCATAATATCCTCCTTTCTTTCTATATCAAACATTTCTGTTGATACCTTATTTAAGTTGATTAATTAAATCTGGTGAAAACCCCATTTGCTCTGCTTTTTTATAAAAGCTATCCATTTGTTCAGGTGTTCTTCCATTTGTGATTTGCTTGAATAATTCTACTGGATCATCTTTATTCTGTATTGCTTTTTCCACTCTTTGAAATGCTTGTGGATTTCTCGCTTTCAACTGATTCATTAACATCATCGCTATCTGACTTTGCATTTAACTTCATTCCTTTCTCTAATTCGTTTATTTTTGCCATTAAAAGCTCTATTTTAACGTCTTTTTCATCTTTCTCGATAATTTCCTTTACCTCATAAGATTTGACCTCTCCTGTGGCTTTTTTAACCCATAATACTGTCATATCTTGACTAAAGAATGGTGTATCTCCCATAACAGAATTTTTCATTACGTCATCATAAGAATTTGCATACCTCATAAAGTTATTTGGTGCTATTTGAAAGTTTTGTGTTATAGGTGCTGGCTGTTGAATCTGCTGTTTTAATCTTTCAAGCTCGTTAATTTGTGCATTTATTTTTTCTAAATTTTGATTTGCATAATAGTTTGGAAACATATTTACCTCCATTGAAAAAGATACGCTTTGACTCCTCGAAATGTGTATTAAACAAGTCTATTAAGTGGTATCTCCTTTCTTGATAAAATTATCGCACAAAAAAAGAACCCTATTTTGTAGGGTTCCTATAATATTTTTGTAATCTTTTTCTTTAATTTTTGTAGCATTTTATCTACTGTGTACTCTGATACATTTAATTCCATTGCTATTTTTACTCTACTATACCCTTTAATTTTATATTCCAATAACTTGGAGTATTCATCATCAAGCATAGCTTCTTTTACTATATAGTCATAATCACTCTTGGTAAATTCAAAATATTTCATAGAAATATGCCTAGAATAAGATAGCAAATAGTTAAAAACCATAAAGCACAAACAATCTTTAGAATGTTAAATAATCTTTTGTTTTCCTCTTTATAATCTTTTAATATATCGAGAGCATAACTATTCTTTTCAATTTGTTCTTTGTTGCTTGTAATCATTTCTTCGTGGCTGTGCAATGCGTTCATATTTGCTATTATTCTATTCGTATTTTCTTCTAATTGAGCTTTTAATTCTTCTAATT